TGTGTGGTCGGATTTCGTCCAACGGATATCCAGGCCGGAACGCACGGGTGAAACCTTTGCGGAATATAAAGGGCTTACGAAAGCGCGTCAGGATGAATTAAAGGATGTCGGTGGCTTTGTCGGCGGGGAACTGAACGGGGAGGCCCGCAGGAATGAGAACGCCGGTGACAGGCACCTGGTGACACTGGATGCGGACAACATCATTCCGGGAGGGACACAGGCAGTTCTGAATGCTGTGGAGGCACTGGGGTGTTCCTATGCTGTATATTCCACAAGGAAACATGAGGGCGCGGCCCCCAGGCTGCGTATCATCCTTCCGTTGGACGTGGCATGCACGGCGGACGAATATGAGCCTATAGCCCGGAAAGTGGCGGCTTTCTTGGGGATACAGATATTTGACCCGACCACGTTCGAGCCGGTCCGGCTCATGTACTGGCCAAGCTGCAGCGCGGACAGCGAGTATGTATTTCTTTATGGGGATAAGCCATTCCTGTCAAAGGACGGGGTTCTGAGGCTCTACCAAAACTGGCGCAACGTGGCGGAATGGCCTGAGGTACCGGGGGCCGCAAAGCTCCGCGACCGGTCGGCAAAGAAACAGGGTGACCCGCTGGAAAAGCAAGGGGTGGTAGGTGCGTTCTGCCGGGCATACGATGTGACGGAAGCCATCGCACAGTTTATACCGGATGCGTACATCCCCTGCGGGGAGGGCCGGTATACATACAGCGAGGGCTCAACCATGGGTGGTGCCGTATTATATGACGGCGGCAACTTCCTATACAGCCACCACGCCACGGATCCGGCCAGCGGAAAACTCTGCAACGCGTTCGACCTGGTCCGCCTCCATAAATTCAACGAGGAGGATTATGACGCGAAACCGGAAACCCCAGTGACACAGCTGCCATCATTTAAGGCCATGTGTGAATTTGCCCTGCAGCAGGAGCCGGTATCCAAGGCAATGGCCCTGGAGCGGTACAGGAAGGCTCAGGAGGACTTTTCACAGCCGGTCCAGGGGGAGACAGAGGGCGTCCCGGATTTTGAATGGATGGGAGAGCTTAAGTGCAGCTCACGGACAGGGCAGCCCCTCAATACCATCGACAATGTCCTCATTATACTGAACCATGACCCAAAACTGAACGGGCGGTTCTGGCATGATGAGTTCGCGAACAGGGCGGTTGTTGGACAGGCCATGCCTTGGGAGGCGCCAAAGGACAATTACAAGCTGAGAGCCTGGGCGGACGAGGATGACTCAGGGCTCAGGCATTATATAGAGAAAGTATACGGGATAACCGGGAAAGAGAGGATATATGATGCAATGGCTGTATATGCGACAAACCATAAGCAGCATAAGATAAGGGAATATCTGACCGGGCTGGTCTGGGATGGTATTCCGCGTATTGATACTCTGCTGACTGATTATTTTGGGGCGGAGGACAGTACCTATACAAGGGATGCCACGCGCAAGACGCTGGCTGCCGCCGTTGCCAGGGCCATGGTGCCCGGGATTAAGTTTGATTGTATGCTGATACTGTCCGGCGCCCAAGGCGTAGGGAAAAGCACGTTCTTCCGATTCCTGGGCAAGGACTGGTACTCAGACAGCCTGGCAACCTTTGAAGGGAAGGACGCGGCGGAGCTGATCCAGGGATACTGGATTATAGAAGCCGGGGAACTGGCCGGTATGAATAAGTCAGAGATGAACACCGTCAAACAGTTCATGAGTAAAACAGAAGATGTCTACAGGGAGCCGTACGGAAGGCGGACGAAGCCATTTCCGCGTTCCTGCATCATCGTAGGAACAACCAATGACAAAGAGTTTTTGAAAGACCAGACAGGCAACAGGCGGTTCTGGCCGATTGACCTTGGAAAAATCCCCAGCAGAAAAAATGTGTTTGAGCAGCTGCCAGGTGAAGTGGACCAGATTTGGGCGGAGGCCTTTATGAGATGGCAGTGCGGCGAGAAGCTGTTTCTGGAGGGAGCCGTGGCGGAGGAAGCGGTACGCCAGCAGGAGGAGCATAAGGAAAGCAATCCTAAGGAGGGTATCATCCGGGAGTTCCTGGGCAGGAAGATACCGGTAGACTGGAGCCGGAAGGACCTGGCAGCCAGGAGAGAGTTCTGGAACTTTGCGGGGCGGGATTATGATGAGAACCTGCTTTTGCCGCGCGACAGGGTGTGTGCAGCAGAGATATGGTGCGAATGCTTTTATGGGGATTTGAAGATGATGAAGAAGTCGGATGCCCATGAAATCAACAGCATACTATCCGGTCTGTCTGGATGGGAACGGAGCTCCGGAGCCATTCCATTCGGCCCATACTATGGAAAACAGAGGGGATATGTCTTAAGCCAGGAGGCAAGATTAGATTGTTGCTCGGCAACATTCCAAAAATTGTAAAAGGCAACAACGGGAACAGGATGCAACAATCCAATGTTGCTGTAAAATCCCTTGATTTTCAAGGCTTAAGCCCTTAAGCAACAGTAGCAACATTCTTATATATAAAAATATAAAATAAAGGGTAATGTATATATAATACCCCTGCGCCCGCATACGCGTATATATATATAGAGAATGCTGTAGCCCGTTGTTGCCAAGGGATAAAAAGGAGGCGTCAAAATGCTTGAAAAAGAGCTTGAAAAGAAATTCACGGAAGCAGTCAAGAAGTGTGGTGGTATCGCATTCAAGTTTGTCTCCCCCGGTAATGCCGGCGTGCCGGACAGGCTGGTGATACTCCCCGGAGGCCGGATCGGGTTCGTAGAATTAAAGCAAGAGGGTAAAAAACCAACGCCCTTGCAGCGGAGGCAGCAGAAGCGGCTAAAGGAACTGGGGTGTTTCGTCACAGTTCTGGACCATACCAGGGACGTCCTTAGGGTAATTGAGCTGATAGGCCTGGGAGCAGGGAGCGTGAAATGAAGTTCGTGCCGCATGACTACCAGAGATACTGCATTAACCGTATGATAGCGGACCCCGCCCTGGGGCTGTTCCTGGACATGGGGCTTGGTAAGACCGTTATCACGCTGACGGCCGTCAATGACCTGCGGTACAATCGGTTTGAGGTCGGGAAAACCCTGGTGATAGCGCCCAAGAAAGTGGCGGAGGATACCTGGACCCGAGAGGCCGGGAAATGGGACCATCTGAAACTGCTTCGGATTATCCCCGTGCTGGGCAGCAGGGAAAAGCGGATAAAGGCCCTTAATACCCCGGGAGATGTGTATGTGCTGAGCCGGGATAATGTGCAGTGGCTTGTGGACCATTACCGCAACGCCTGGCCGTTTGACACGGTAATCATAGATGAGCTGTCCAGTTTCAAGAACCCGCAGGCCAAGCGTTTCAAGAGCCTGTGCCTGGTGAGGAACCACATACGCCGGATTTATGGGCTGACCGGTACACCGGCGCCAAACGGCCTTCTGGATCTGTGGTCCCAGATATACCTGCTTGACCAGGGACGGCGGCTGGGGACAAGGATAGGGCAGTACCGGGAAGAATATTTCTCGCCAGCATCCAGAAACCGGGATACCATCTTTTCATACGCGCCGCTTCCAGGGGCAGACCGGATTATCCAACAGCGGATATCCGACATCTGCATCAGTCTGCAGGCAAAGGATTACCTGCAGCTTCCAGAGCGAATTGACAATGTAATACATGTGCGTCTTAATCCCAGAGAGCAGGCAGCATATGAGAAGTTTGAGCGTGAGATGCTTCTGGAAGTGGACGAAGCCACGCTGGATGCCGGGTCAGCAGCGGTGCTTTCCGGTAAGCTCCTGCAGTTCTGTAATGGGGCCGTATATGACAATGACAAAAATGCAGTGGAGGTCCATGGAGAGAAGCTGGAGGCATTCAAGGAGATTGTGGAAGGCAGCCAGGGGAAACCGATACTGGTATTCTACAACTTCCAGCATGACAAGTCCCGTATTATCAAGTGCCTTCCGAAGGGACTTAGGGTAGCGGAGCTTAAGGGGCCGGGCGTAATCAGCCAGTGGAATGAGCGGAAGATAGATGTGCTCCTGGCGCATCCGGCAAGTGCCGCTTACGGACTCAACCTCCAGGCGGGTGGAAACATCATCGTATGGTTTGGCCTCAACTGGTCCCTGGAACTGTATCAACAGGCAAATGCCAGGCTGCACAGGCAGGGACAGACGGATAATGTTATTATCCACCACTTGATTGTATCCGGGGGGATGGATGAGGATGTCATGGCTGCGTTACAGAATAAGCAGGTTACGCAGGATTCCCTGCTTGCGGCCCTTAAGGCAAGGATAGCAAAAGTGAAAGGGGAAACGTGATGGAGGAAGTTAAGAAAACGGGATTGACCTTTATAGATACCAGGCGGTTGGCCAATATAGCCTACAAGGATATCAAAAATGGTTTTGTAGGCTTCGGTTATTACCTGAAAATCATCCGGGATGAAAAGCTGTGGCAGGGACAGGGCTATGACAGCTTTAACGAGTTTTTGGGTGATGAATACGGCAAGGACAAGTCCTGGGCGTCCAGGTGTATCAACCTGTATGATAAATTCGGCATCCCGGTAGAGCCAGGAGAACTGCCGAGGCTGGAGGGACAGTATGAGTCGTACAATGTCAGCCAGCTGATAGAGATGATACCTATGCAGGAGGAGCTGCAGGAGCAGGTCACCCCGGATATGTCGGTTAAAGCCATCCGGGCACTGAAGCCGAAAAAAGAGAAAAAAGTTGCGACCGTCGCAACCCCGGAGCAAGAACCAGAGCCCCGCCAGGAAGCCCAGCCGGAACCAGAGCCGGAACAATCCCATCCAGAGAAGTCAGGGAAGTGCATCCACCGGCCAGAATTTGACTGCACCCTGAAGGAGGCCCATAAGCTCATCCCGGGACCCGGGGAGGACTGCAGCCGGGTGTGCTGCTGGGAATGCGTCAGGCGCGGTGACTGTGAGTTGGAATGTTATAGTTCGCAGCGGCGCCCGGAGCATCTGGAACCCCCAAAGACAGAGCCGGATTGTCCGCTACTGGAAGCCGCGGATGTGCAACAGGGGAAAACAGCCATCCCTTCCCAGGAGGAATGTGTTCTGGACTTCTATCAGCATCACATGTCCAAGCTGTGTGCGCAGGCCGCCAATGACGGGAACGTGAAACTGCTGAGGCAGGAGCTGATAATCAATCACGGAGAACCCCATGACAGCGGGTCAACGGAGTACGGCTTTTATCAATGCGGCCCGGAACGGATTCATTTCCAGGATAATATGTGCGAGACATTTCTGAGCTTGACCTGGAGCAAGTACGTAAAGGAAGTACTCAGCCTCTTGGGAAGCGCTGAGGATGAGGCATTAGAACATGAAGACGATGTTCCTGGTATGCCGGAATCCCAGGATACCGTGATTGATGGTGAATTCACAGAAATTCAGAACCCGGAGGAACCCATGACCGAGCTGCAGATTGCCCAGGATGAACTGGAGCGTGCCAAAAAGCTGCTTAATGATGGGCTAAAATGTGATGTGGATGAAAATGACATCTATATCCGCCGGTTGAAACTAAAGGTTTGTGCCCTGGCCAGCTATGTGTGCGATTTGGATGACATCGTGAATCTGCCGCCTAAGCCAGAACAGCCTAAACTGCCGGTGCTAAAGAACAATGACCAACGGTCTGCCTTTGTGGATGCATATGAGACGTGGCCGTTATGGATTGAGACGAAACAGACCGGAGAGCGGTATTATCGGTATGACCTGGAGGACGGCACCAGCATGGTGGTCAAGGTATACCACGCAAGGATATTCGATGGATATGCGCCAGGAAGCTATGAGGCCCAATATCATGATGGTTACGGCCGGCATGAGTACTATCTGCTGCGGGATGGGAAGTTCTTCCGGGATTGCGAGGCAAACCGGGGAGGATTGATTGAGAAACTGAAAGAGATTCAGAAGGTGAAAAAAGGTTGTAACCAGAATTAGGATTTCTGGGAGAACCGGAGAAAGGAGCCTGGATGGAAAGAGATTTTGAAAAAGACATCATAGAGCTGGATGCTGCAATAAAGTCCAACGCGGAACGGGATAATACTTTTACGTTGTCGGTACTGCAGCGGGCGAAGGAGATTATACTGCAGCAGAAAGAAAAACTGAAAGCCTACGAGGATATCGGCCTGGAGCCAGGAGAAATTGAGGAATTAAAAGCACGGGGCGAGGTGCAGAAGATGTTCAAGCCTAATCCAAATATCTATTGTTGCCCGGCGTGCGGAGAAAAGATTGCGCCGATGTGGGGTTATTGATCATGGTGTGGACAGCATGTAACCGATAATCAATATTAGCATTTGACAAATCATTGAGAGAAAGGAACAAAGATGGAAGAATTGGAGGTATGTCCATTTTGTGGAAAAGAAGTAAAACTTGATGAAGATGGTTTTTATATGTTTTGCTGTGATAACTGCGGTGCAGGAGTGAGTTTTGCAAAAGTGCTTGCTGATGGAACTGCAACGGATATGGATAAAAAAGAAAGTATAGATGCTTGGAACAGAAGAGAGAACTAAATTAACGATTTAAGAAGGGAACTACGGTATGGAGAGATTAACAGATTGGATTAATGAGGAAAAAACAGAGGTAAGCATACGGCATGATAGATTTCGCGATGCGATGATAAGATTAGCTGCCTATGAGGATACTGGCCTGGAGCCGTGTGAAATCCCGGTATTATTGGATAGGCTCAAACGTGCGAGTGAGCAGTGGGATATCTGGTGTGATGCTTACCAGAAGGACGTACCTGTATGGATTCCGGTGGCGGAGCGAATACCGGCAGAAAATGAATACAGAGTGGTATGTGCAGCGCATAGTGGAAAGCCGTTTTTAAGGCGATTTGAAGTAGCATATATCACGGACACAGTAGGGTACCAGTTTGGATATTATGATGGTTACAAGTGGATTGATAAGAGCAACAAAGAGATTCCAAACGTTGTAGCGTGGAAAAACCATGAACCATTTAATCTACAAAACTGAAACTTTGATACGAAAGGAGAATCAGGAGATGTGCAAGGAGTGTATTAAAAAGGTACTTGAATGGTACAGCTTTGGCATCATCGTAGGAGCAGGATTTTATATAGGACTGAATCTTGCAGTACAGCTCCTAAAGGTGGTAACAGACGTAATGAGGCAGTGGTGTCTATGAGAAAGAAAAGCAGTAAGCAGTCCAAGGTCAGCCGCATCGACCGCAGCAAGGCCCTGGCCGCTCAGGCCGACGAGGCCATCAAGGAGCGCATCCGGACGGCGCCGGCCTATATGTACACCAGCCTGTGCCCGGTTCCGGAGCTGCGGGAGCCGTCGAAGGGAGTGATTGTACGTGGCATCAAGACCTGTGTACTATGACTTGTATGATTGTGGCCAATATGACGGCCGGTACAGAGCAGCGGAGCTAATGGTAATGCTGGGCATCCGGCACCGGCAGCAGATAGAGCATTACAGTGATGTGGGTATCCTGTACCAAAAGCGATATACCTTTGCGAGGGTAGAGGACGGGAACGCGTCAGAGCTGGCCGATGAGTGGAACAGGGTGACGCAAGCGTTGAAGGGATGTGGGTACGATTTGGGAAGAATACCGATTGTGGTAAAACGAGTATAGATAAAACAAGCCGGGGGATTACCCCGGCAATAAAAAACGACAGGAAAGAACGTATGTACGAAAAGAACAAGCGGTGGACACCCGCCAAGATGCTACCACCGCCAAACTAATACGTCTGAGCATATTATATCTGACTCAGACAGCTAAATCAACAGGAAAATAATACCAGGACTGAGGAGGGCAATATGATGGCAGAACAGGTGAATATAGATCGGATAATCATGCAGGTAATGGATAACGTGACGCAGGTGGTTGAGGAGCAGGAACGGCTGAATGAGGTCAAACAGATATTGTATATGTGCCTGTCCAGGTTCCAAATATTTGAGGAGGAAACAGCGCTTTCCGTGGATGTGGACCGCACTGTGGAGTATTTGAAACAATATCTCCTGCAGATGAAGCTGGAGGGATGTACTGACGGGAGCATCAAGGGATATAAGAATAACATTAAGAACATGCTGAATTATATCAATAAAAATGTGACTGAGATTACATACCAGGACCTTAAGGGATACATGGCCTATGGGAAACTGGTCAGAAAATGGAAAGACAGGACTTATAACAGTCAGCTGATATCCATTCGTAGTTTTTTCTCATTCCTTTATGCGGAGGATATGCTTCCGGATAATCCGGCCAAGAAACTTAAGGAAACTAAGGTGGAATATCGGATAGGTCCCACACTGCAGCCAGAACAGCGGGAAATGGTGAGATGCGCATGTGCGGATGAGTTAGAGCTGGCAATATGTGACATGTTATATGTGACAGGGATACGTGTATCTGAGTTGTGCGGCATGAATCAGTCAGACGTTGATTTTAATCGTAAGACGGCAATCGTATATGGGAAGGGGCGTAAGGAACGCCAGGTATGCCTCAATGGTCAGGTAGCCCTGCACCTTTGGAGATATCTTCAAAATCGGAATGACGACAATCCAGCCTTATTTGTTTCCCCACATGGACAATGCAGGCGCATCGGGGCCCAGACGGTTAGGAATATCCTGAAACGAATTAAAGAGAGGGACGAAGAGTTGGCGGATGTCAAGGTCACCCCGCATGTGTTCCGCCGTACTGTGGGAACCGATATGATTAACAAAGGGGCGCCGGCAGAGATAGTGAAGGAGGTACTGGGCCATGTCAAGATTGATACAACGCTTAAGTGCTATGCAGCTATTAGTAAGGATACCGTGCGGCAGGCACATGCACGCTTTGTAGGATAGGAGGATTCAAAAATGGCAGATAAGAGCATATTAAAACAATATGCAAGCATGATAAAAGAGGCAGAAGATGAAGAACGCAGAATACGGCATTTAGAAGCAGAAATTAGGTCTATGCGGCCGCTTGATAGAGAAGTTACAGATGTTGTGACAAGAGGAAAACGAGGAAAGAAACCACTTGGAACCTGTGTGATTCGTGGAGAGAACGACCATTCGGTCATCAATCGGAAGCGTGCCAGACTTAGGGAGAGGAAAGCAAAGAAGGAGCTTCATGTATCCAGGATTGAAATGATGGTTGCCGATGCGGAAGAATATATTTACAGCATTGATGATAGCGAATTAAGACGTATTACAGAGTTTTACTGTATTGACAGAAAAAACTGGGATGAAGTAGCCGAAGCAATGGGAGAGGGGTATACTGCTGAGGCTTGTAAACAAAAATTTTCCAGATTTATGCGCGTCAAGTAAAATTGTCACGTTTGTCACGCTGATATGTGATATAATTTAAAATGAGAAAAGTGTAAGCATTCAGGCATCCAGCAATGGGTGCCTTTTATATACCCAATTCCCGGCGCCTGAAACTCAGGGCGACCGGGGCCTCCTTTTCTTATGTGATACTTTTCTTTTGCTATATTTTGAGTTATTATAGGAGAAAGGCGAAGGGAGGGAATGTAATGAATATAAAAGACTTATTATGTGTTGTGGGAATATTTCTCTGTACAGTAGGGACTATTTTTAGTTTATGGAATATTCTTATCACTAAAATTGAGAGAGTTGGAACCTGTGAGCAGCTTGATAATACGCAGGAATCATTCAAAAAAGAAAAGACCTATGTAATTTGTGGTTGTTTGCTGATAATAGTGGGGGGTATTTTACAAATTATTGGCACACTAATTAGTCAAGGGTAGTTAAGGGGACAGCTTCGGCTGTCTCTTTTTCTATACTTAAAACAGCCAGATAGGAAGGTGAGGTGATGGCAAACAATGAAAACCTAATACGTTTAAGCCCGAGCGAAGCCCGAGAGAATGGCAGAAAAGGCGGTAAGGCATCCGGGGAGGCCCGGAGGCGAAAGGCCGCCATGAGAGATACAATGAATCGGCTTTTGACTATGAAAGTTGAGGTTGAAGGCCTGTCTGATATATTGCGTGCTGATGGGGGCGAAAGCACCTACGAGGAGATAATTACTATGGCTATGATAGAAAAGGCCATGCGCGGGGATGTGAAGGCTTTCATGGCCATCAAGGACGTGTTGGGACAGACTTCCAAATCTGAGACAGACCTGGAGGAACAGAAGATACGGATGGAGCAGCTAAAGGCAGATACGGAGAGGATGCGCAGGGAGACAACCCCGGAGTGGGATGATGGTGTGGAGGTAGTGAACGATGCGCCCAAAGAAGCAGGTCAGGATATCGGAGATAGTGATACCGAAATACCTACCGATTTTTAACGATATAAAACACAAGCACATCATACTGACATCCGGGCGCGCCGGCACGAAGTCCAGCTATGCAGCTGTCCGGGCTGACTATCAGCTAATCAGTGATAAGAACGGCTCCGTGGTTGTCCTGCGTAAGCATCACAACAAACTGCGTAAGACGGTGTATAAAGAGATGCTGAGGGGTATCAATCGCCTGGGTGTCAAAAAGAGCGCATTCAAGATTGGGAAGTCCCCTATGGAGATAACCTATAAAAAGTATGGTACCACGATGTACTTTGCTGGCTCCGATGGTATTGACGATACAAAGGGAATCATTGATGAGGATAAGCCCATAAAACTGGTTATCCTGGACGAGTTGACCGAGTTTTTTGACGATGGGGAAGGGGAGGATGAGCTGGCAAACATTGAGGCGACCTTTATCCGCGGGAATCAAGGTGGTTTCCAGATGATATACTTGTATAACCCTCCGAAGAATCCGAATGCACCTATCAATAAGTGGTGCCGCAAGATGGAACAGCGTGATGACTGCATTCATATACACACAGATTACAGGGATGTTCCGCCGGATTGGCTGGGGCAGGACCTGATTAATTCCGCTGAGGTCATGCGCCAGGCCGACGAAAAACAGTACCGCTGGGTATGGTTGGGACAGAGCATAGGTGTGGATGAGGTTATCTATTACATGTTCTCCGACCGGCATAAGGCAAAACCAGAAAAAGAACATTACAGGGTTATTGGTATCGGCGGTGACTACGGGCAGCAGAATGCCACCACCTTCCAGGCATTTGGCCTGGATGAATATGAGCACAGGCTTACAGGCCTGGATGAGTATTTCCATTCCGGCCGGGAATCGGGAAAACAAAAAAGCCCTTCCGTATACGCAAAGGATTTCATTACATTCACGGACCAACTGCATGAGACGTATTCCTGCAGTTATTTTTATTTATACCTGGACCCATCAGCAACAGGGCTGGCCGAGGAAATCAAAAGGGAGGCCCGTGACTGCGATTATACTATATTGACGCGGAAGGCGGAAAACGATGTAAAACCTGGTATTTCCCGCGTACAGCTGCTCCTGGCGTTTGACATGCTGACCGTATCGCCACGGCAGCAGAATGCAATTGATGAATTCGGGACCTATGAGTATGACAAGAAGTCAATCGAACGCGGGAAGGAAGAACCTGTTAAAGTGGACGACCATTGTATGGACGCTATACGTTATCTGGTCATGGGAATGTGGAGTAAATTAAAACCCTATTTACCAGCAAAAGAGTACGAGGAAACAGTTAGGAACCCATTGGACGAGGAGGATGAGGATGAATATATTTGAGTATTTCAAGAAAAAAGATATTGATACGGTTGACGCCTCATTCTATCACAAGATTGCGGAATGGGACAGCTGGTACCGGAGTAATGTTAGAAAGTTTCATTTCTACCGCGTATATGGCGGGCAGGGGACCTGGACGAGGTGCCGGCGGCATAGCCTGGGGATGGCAAAGAAGGTATGTGAGGACATGGCTGACCTGTTGCTGAATGAGCGTGTCAAGATTACCATAGGAGATGCTACGACAGATGCTTTTGTGCAGGATGTCCTGAGACAGAATAATTTCATGACCAAGGGGAATGAATACCAGGAACGCAAGGCGGCCAAAGGGACGGTTGCGTATGTGCCCTATCTGGCTGATGCGGAGGTGGATGACCTGGGGAACATCCTGAATGGTATAGTGAAAATTAACTATCTGGAGGCACCGAACATCTTTCCGCTATCCTGGGAGAATGGGAAAGTGACAGAGTGTGCTTTTGTATTCACAAAGACCTGCCGGAGAAAGAAATACGCACAGATTCAATTCCATCGTTTGGAAGATGGCTTTTATGTGATTGAAAATACTGTGGTGGAGTGCACGACCGGAGCAGGAAAGGAGCTTACAAAAGATGAATGGTCACAGCTCCCGGTGTTTTCTGGCCTCGCTGAACGGATAGAGACGGGTTCTGATAAACCACAGTTCGTGGTTGACCGTCTGATAATCGTCAATAATGCAGACGATGATGACAGTAACCCTATGGGGGTTGCGTTGTTTGCCAATGCGGTTGACACCCTGCGAAAGGTTGACCTGACCTATGATTCCTATGCAAACGAGTTTGACCTGGGACGGAAACGTATATTTGTAGCTCCGGAATTATTGGACGATAAGTATGGGAATCCTACGTTTGATACCAGCGATACGGTATTTTACCGGCTGCCGGAGGATTACCTTAAGGACACCAACGAGGCTATTAAAGAAGTCAACATGGAACTGCGTGTGGATGCCCATAGCAAGGCCATAGACGACGACCTTAATTACCTGTCCGTTAAATGCGGTTTCGGTACTCAACGATACCGCTTTGTAAATGGGAATGTGCAGACCGCGACGCAGGTCATATCTGAGAACAGTGACATGTACCGGTCCGTCCAGAAGCATGAGCTTATACTGGATGAGGTATTGAAAGAGCTTATCCGCATTATTATCCGCCTGGGGATTGCATCAAGGGTGACAGGGCTTAATGAGGATACGGATATCACGATTGACTTTGATGATTCCATCATTGAGGATAAACAGACAGAGCGCAATGAGGACAGGAAAGACGTTTCCATGGGGGTAATGTCCCTTCCAGAATACCGTGCCAAGTGGTACGGAGAGACGGAGGAGAAGGCTGCCGCCAGGATACCGGAGCAGACAGGGGTGATACCATAAAATGAACCGGTCTTATGAGAGCCACATGACGGTAGGCGTGGAACGGAAGTTCCGTAACCTGGAGAACCGTATCATGGAGGACGTGGTGCGGCGGATTAAGAAAACAGGACAGATAACCTCTTCCGCGGATTACCAGTTGAACCGGTATTATATCCTTGGAAACAGCACCAAAGACATAGAGGACATTGTTAAGAGCGCTGTGGGTGATGACTACCCAGAGACATTTAATCTCTATGACGAAGTGGTTGAGAAGCAATACACCCGGTCAAGAGAGCTTTATGAGCAGGTCAATGAGGAATTTATCCCATATGAACAGAATGAGCAACTACAGCAGCTTGTGAATGGCCTCATACAGCAGTCCAATGATGAACTGTATAACATCACCCGGTCCATGGGATTCATGGTGGATATGGGCGGAGGCAGGAAGGTATTTTCTCCATTATCGGATTACTATAATCAGTATCTGGATAATGCCATTGTGGAAATCACTTCCGGCGCCTTTGATTACAATACGGTTATCCGCCATGTGGTAGGCCAGATGACTAACTCAGGACTGCGCACTGTGGATTATGCCAGCGGATATTCCAGCCGGTGTGACGTGGCAGCACGCAGGGCCATCATGACAGGATTATCACAGCTGACCGGCCATATATCACAAGCGAATGCGCAGAAGCTCCACACGGAGTATTTTGAGATTGACTGGCACGCTGGTGCAAGGCCGTCCCATCGGATATGGCAGGGAAAGGTCTGGAGCTATCGGGAATTGGTGACAGTGTGTGGTCTTGGGACTGTAACTGGCCTGCAGGGTGCAAACTGTTACCATGAGTATTATGCGTTCATTCCAGGCATATCCGAACGTCAGTTTAGCGATAAGTGGCTTGCAGAACAGAACCGCAAGGAGGATAGACAAAGAGTGTTCAAAGGAAAAGAATATACTCTTTATGAAGCCACGCAGCGTCAGCGGTATCTGGAAACCAACATGAGGGCACAGCGCCAGAAAGTAAAGCTATTACAGCAGGCCGGCGCATCTCGGGATGATATCATGCTGGCGCGTTGCAAGTACCAGGCCCAGCTGGACGAATACAAAGCATTTTGTCAGCGGATGGGATTACAGGAACAACGGGAAAGAATCTATTATGATTTGCAAGGAAGGGTTGCTCCAGGAAGGAGGACTGCCAGGTGATTGAAGTAAAGGTAAGGCGAGATGGTCTGTCATTATCAGGACATGCCGGATATGGCCGGAGAGGACAGTCAATCGTGTGTGCCGCCGTATCGGCCATCACGTTGACTATGATTGAGGGCCTGCGGGAGATAGCGGGTATCCGGCTGACTGAGACCGTGGAAAGCGGCAATGTATCAGTTAAATGGCAAAAGCTGAATGATACAGGCAAGGCCTTGATTGATACATGGTTCTTGGGATTGTGCCATATCAATGCGCAATATAATTGTATACGATTTATATAGCATCTCATAAGGGGTGCTTTTATTATGTCCAAAACGTGATGACAAAAAAGCATCGGAACAGTTCACGCACTAAAAACGGAGGTTAAACATGAAAAAGAGATTATTTGATTTACAGCTTTTCGAAGACGGCGGCGGAAGCGGCTCTGAGGGAAACCAGGGGAATAATGCCGGTGATGAGGGAAACAAAGGAACCTATAGTTTTGAGCAGGCGGAGGAGATAGCCAATGCAAGGGCGCATCGTGCGGAGCAGGCAGCCCTTAAATCTTATTTCCAGCAGCAGGGTATGACCGAGGATGAGGTCAAGGCGGCCCTTGCTGATTATAAGACAAACAAGGAGAAGCAGAAACCAAATCTGTCCGCTATTGAGCAGGAAAGGGACAATGCATTAAAGGAACTGGAACAGGTGAAGAATTCCAACCTGCTGCGGGATAAGGGAGTAAAGCCGGATGACCTGGACTATGTGCTGTTCAAGGTTGGTAAGCTGGTGGATGATAAAACAGACTTCACAAAGGCAGCTGAGAAATTTCTGAAAGATAACCCACGTTTCACAAGTCAGGGCAGTTACCGCGTAACGACTTCCGCACAGGCGGGGGTTGCGCAGGCGGGTGGAGTGGGGAGCGACCAGAACACGAACGATTCTATCAACAACGCCATCCGTATGGCAGCAAGAAGATAAGGAGGAATTATGAGACATAGAAAATTTGATATACAGCTTTTTGAAGGCGACGCGCAGATTATTGACAGGACTGGCGCGGCATCACTCATACCTGAGGAGAATGCGCGGGAGATTATCCAGGGCGTGGTGACACAGTCCGCAGTCCTGCAGAGAGGAAGGAAACTGCCGAACATGTCCAGCAAGACGTATAAGATGCCGGTGCTTGACATGCTCCCGATTGCCTACTTTGTCAACGGGGATACCGGGGCGAAAAAGACCACGAAGCAGGCCTGGGATAAGAAGTTTATCACAGCGGAGGAGATTGCGGTTATTGTACCAATCCCTGAGGCCGTCCTGGATGATTCTGACTATGACATCTGGGGAGAGGTCAAGCCGAGGGTAATTGAGGCCTTCGGCAAGGTGATTGACGGTGCGGTTCTGTTTGACTTGGATAAGCCATCCACATGGAGGGACGGTGTTGTGACGACTGCCACTAAGGCCGGTTCCGTCGTGACGCTTGCAACCGGGGATGACCTGTATGATAAAATTATGGCGGAGGAAGGCATTATTGCCAAGATTGAGGAATCCGGGTATTTCGTCAACGGACACATGGCTGATATCTCCATGCGCGCTAAACTGAGAGGCCTGAAGGATACGACGGGGAACCCGATATTTAAGAGCGACATGCAGAACGGAACTACCTATTCACTGGATGGCAGCCCGATGAACTTCCCCGACAACGGCGCCTTTGACAAATCCAAGGCGTTGATGATATCAGGCGATTTCAGCCAGCTGGTATATGCAATCCGTCAGGATATCACTTTTAAGCTGTTCACGGAGGGCGTTGTTCAGAATACAGACGGTTCCATTGCGTACAACCTGATGCAGAATGACATGGTGGCGTTAAGGGCAGTCATGAGACTTGGATGGGAAATCCCTAATCCGATTAACTCCATGAAAACGGATAAGACCAAAAGATGCCCATTTGCTATCTTGAAGGCTGGAACACCAACAGAATAAGGAGGATGGTCACGGATGTATGTGGATTACAAATATTATCAGATTGAGCATGGTGGGAAAATGCCGGAAGAAGCCTTCCCGGCATCTGTGCGCAGGGCAGAAGCGTACATCCGATACCTTACTCATCCGAATGGTGACATATTTGCCATACCAAATGACATGGTAAAGGATGCGGTCTGCGCAGCAGCAGACGTGTATTATATGGCAGAACAGGAGCAGGAACAGAGAAAGGCGGAAGGAAAGGCAGGACCAGTCCGCTCTGAAAACAATGACGGCTATTCCGTATCATATGTGGTGGAGCAGGAGGAGGGGCAGACAGCGGAAAATGCAGTCAGGCGGAAAGCTTACGATGCTGTGTATATGTATCTGCTGCCTACTGGCTGGCTTAAGAGGAAAGTGGGGTGCGGACATGCTCACGAATGCAGACATAACAGTCTATAATTCTTCCCTTGACCCTGGAAGCCGGATGCGGGTCTGGCACCGTACCATGATAAAGGGGGTATGGTTCTATGTGGATAATAAAGTCAGCCTGGCTGACGGCGGTCTTGCTTCTGCTGATGCCTATAAGGTGAGGATACCGGTTCATGCTGATTTTGGTGGCAGTCAATACGTACCGCCAGAAGAATATGCAGGGGCCGATGGAACATGGACACTGAAAAACGATGATTACATTGCCAGGGGAATTGGGCCAGATATTGAAAAGCCGGCAGACCTGCAGAAAGAGAGCCGGACTGCTTTTAAGGTTACATCATGGTCAGATAACCGTCAGGGTGGTCTGAAACATTGGCGTGTGGGAGGTGTGTGATGGCACAGAAACGCGTATTCCAAATCGCGACCCCGCGGGGAAGCGTTTACCAGACAAAGGGGAAAGGCGGAACCGTCACCGCCCGACTGGAGTGGAATCCTGGTTTTGCAAGGGAAAAGTCAGAGGCTTTTTCCAACGCGCAGGCCTTTGTTGATTCCGAGTGCCTACGGTATATGGACCCGCTTACATCGAGGCTCACAGGATACATGATAAAGTCCGCAACCCTGGGAACGGTTATCGGGAGTGGAAAGATTGAGTACCTGGCCCCTTATGCAAGGAAACAGTACTATGAAGGCAAAGGGGATGGTGGGAACCGGGGACGATTGTGGTTTGAGAGGATGAAAACATCCAAGGCAGAAACCATACAGAAGGGAGCAAACAGGATTGCCGCAAACAATAAATAATGAGTCAGTGATTGCAGCTCTGAGACAATATTTCATGAGCTGCCCATACCTAAGGGATGGAGAGTTTAATATTGATTACCTGCCAGACAGCCGGTCATACAGTCTCGACCCAATCCCGGCAGAACCTGTTTATAAGGAGTATGTTGATGGAGGAAAGATATACCAGTTCCAATACTCTTTTACCTCCAAAGAGGCCTATGACGGGGATGCCCGGACCATGATAGACAATTCATTTTTTTATCAGAATCTGGCAGACTGGGTAGAAAGACAGGATGATGAAGGTATCCTGCCTATGCTGGAGGGACGTCAGGTGATATCAAACACGTTGATGTCGAGCTATTACCTGTTTGGGTCTGATGCGGACCTGGCAAAGTATCAGGTACAGCTCAGGTTATTGTACGAATAAGGAGATGATTATATGGCAAATGCAGATAAGCTAAACGATGGTAAGCTGATTAAGCGTTCCAAGCGGGTTTCGTTCCTGAATGTGGGGACAACCGCAGAACCTAAATTTATAAGAATGCAGGGGTTCTCGTCCATGTCGGAATCCAAGAGCGCAAAAGAGTATTCCAGACAGTATGTGGATGAGGACACCGAACGGTCGGACGTGGTGGGCTATGCGACCCAGATAGGGTACAGTTTTGACCGGCACAGCCCATACTCAGTACATGAGAAGCTGGCCGAAATCACGGACAACGAGTACACTGGTTCCGATGCGACCGTGGAAATCGTAACGGTGGACCTGTTTACAGATGGGGACGCAAAAGTAGCACGGAAACGTGCTTACAGCGTTATACCGGATACAACCGGCGACGGAACGGATGCCTTGATTTATTCCGGAAACTTCCGCGCCGCAGGAGAGGCCGTGCTGGGAACAGCGACATCCGCTGATAAATGGCAGACAGTGACATTTACCGAGGGCAGTGCACCGGATCCTGCACCGGGAACATAAGAATAAAGGAGTGAGCCTATGAGCCAGAAGTGGAGTTATAACAACATTGAGTTTGAGGTAGACCTGCAGGACGCTGATTTTGCTGAAAAGTATGAAAAGGCATTTGAACGGATGGGGCAGGATGAAAAGAAGGTGCAGAAGGCCGGAAGCAACAGTGAACTGATACGCGGATACTGTGGCCTCTTTCATAACCTGTTTGATGACATATATGGTACCGGGACAGCAAAGAAATTATTTGATGGAAAGATGAACGCAGGTATGTGCGACCTGGCCTACGCTGCTTTTATGGGAGCCTGTATGCGCTGCAATGAGGAGGCTGTCCAGCAGAGAGGGCAGCTGATGAGTCGATATGTCCCACGGCAAAACCGCCAGCAGCGACGGACCCAACAGAGAAATAAGAACTGGAATGGGGGACAGCGTGCATGAGCATGAATTTGCTTTATGAAGCCTATCCTGAATCGGTCAATCTGTATGGCGTGGAACGTGAAATTGTGACTGATTTCAAGGACTGGCTGCGGTTCATTGATATGATAAGATGTAACGGACTCAGCCAGGATGAGAAGATGACTCTCATGATGGAGATGTATCTGGAAAACATACCACACTGGCAATGGGGGGATGCCCATGAGCCACTTATGAGTTTTTTTCGTATGGATGAGTGCACGATAGAGACGGGCGGTGAACCAGAGGGCGCAGACGAGGAATTAGAGCCGGTGATACCAAAGCCGCTGTATGATTTTGCGTTCGATGCAAAATACATCATATCGGGGTTCCGGCAGGACTATAAGATTGACCTCACGGAAACAGACATGCACTGGTGGAAGTTTCGTATCCTTTTGGACGGCCTGTCGTCTGGTACAGAGTTTAAGCAGCGGGTAATGTACCGGAACACAAACACAGCTGATATCAAGGATGTGAAGGAACGCCAGCGGATACAGCGGATACAGAGGGCCATTGCCATCCCGCAGCCAGCTCCATCTGATTATGAGATAGGGGATATGTTTGGATGATGAAAAAGATTGAAAAGCCTCCATTGCTGCGCAAGTGGTACCGATGCCCTCATTGTGGGAAAAATGCGGTGTTATACGACAACACAGCCCATAGCAATGGGGTATATGTGAAATGTAAGGAGTGCAGAAAGGAATTTGAAATAAGGATTTAGCATCTGTGAGCCAATGAGCCGTGCTACTGCGAAAGGAGTAGTATGGCTCATTTTGACTTACAATTATTTGAGGCCGACGGCCATCTGAATTTTGATACAAGGGTTGACGAAAAGGGATTTTCAAGCGGTATCAGCAAACTTGGCGGGATAGCCAAGGGGGGACTGGCGGGCCCGGGGGCCCCCGGCGCCGGGACCACTGCTGCTTTTGCCGGTATGTCGAAGGCTGCATTAGGTTCTGTAGCCAGCCTGGAACAGAATGTGGGCGGCGTGGAAACGCTTTTCAAGGAAAATGCCAAGACAGTCATAGAGAATGCAAACAATGCCTATAAGACTGCGGGGTTGTCAGCCAATGAGTACATGCAAAGTGTCACCAGTTTTTCCGCATCACTATTACAGAGCGTGGCCGGGGACACGGCAGAAGCGGCAAAGATAGCCGATATGGCAATGGTGGACATGTCTGATAACGCCAATAAGATGGGTACAGACATGACGTCCATCCAAAATGCATATCAGGGATTCGCAAAGCAGAATTATACGATGCTGGATAATCTGAAACTGGGTTATGGCGGAACAAAGGAGGAAATGAACCGCCTCCTTGCGGATGCCACCAAAATATCTGGCGTGAAATATGACATCAGCAATCTGAATGACGTATACTCTGCCATCCATGTAATCCAGGGTGAGCTTGATATAACCGGCACAACGGCCAAGGAAGCCTCTACTACCATCGAGGGGTCCATGAACGCCGCAAAGGCAGCCTTTGACAATTTTTTGAATGGTTCTGGAACTGCTAAAGAGCTGGCGGACGCGGTTGCCACAGTCGCCCGAAATGTAGGGAAGAACCTGGGAGAAATTATCCCAAGGCTGGCAGAAACAGTGCCGATGGTGGTCGAGGAACTGTGGCAGGAATTTGAAGGCAGTGCAGACCAATTTATTCAAATGGGCGCAGGTCTTGTGACGGATATTGCGACAGGACTTGTTGAGCAGCTGCCTGCCCTTATTGAACTTGCCGTATCCTTTGTTGATACGTTGATACAGGGCCTAAATGAAAATATGCCCCAATTGTTGGAGGCGGGAGGTTCCCTGCTTATTGCCATCGTTCAGGGCATCATCATGTTGGTCCCATCCCTGTTGTCGCTTGGATGGTCTATTATTGAGGGCATTGTCCAGGGATTGCTGAACAATGCGCCAACGCTGCAGACGCAGGCTGTAAATCTGTTCAATCAGTTTACATCCGTAATCAGCACAAGGCTGCCGCAGTTGCTGCAACAGGGCGCCAATGCAATTAATCAGTTTACACAAGGGTTATTAAGCAAGGCCCCATCCCTGATAACGAATGCCGGAAATATCATAAGCAAGTTATATAATGTATTCCTTGGAATCCTGCCGCAAATCCTGGAGACAGGAATCAAGCTCATTGGGCATCTGGCTCAGGGTATCCTGTCAAATCTGCCGGCCGTTATCGGGGCCGCTGCCGAGGCACTGATACAGATAATCGCCACAATTGCAAGCCACCTCCCGGAAATCCTGCAGAAGGGAATTGAATTACTGGGCGAACTTGCAGCCGGAATCATACAGGCCATCCCGGAGCTGGTCGGAAAACTGCCGCAGGTATTTACCAGTGTCAAAGCCAAGTTTTTAGAATTTGACTGGATACAGATTGGTAAAGACATCGTAAGCGGAATTGCAAATGGCCTTAAAAACTCCATTGGGACCATCATTGACGCTGCTAAGAGTGTGGGTGAGGCGGCCTTGGATGGTCTTAAGAGCCTGTTAGGCATCCATTCTCCGTCGCGTGTGTTTCGGGACGAGGTTGGACGCAATATATCCCTTGGTATCGCTGAGGGAATCCGGTCCAATAAGAAATATGCCAAGAAGAGCGCGGAGGAAGTTGCACAGGCCACGCTGGAAGCAGCCAAGAAGAAGCTGGAAAACCATAAGGTTTATAACCGACTTACCCTTGCGGATGAGGCCGGATACTGGGACGAGGTACGCAAACAGACAAAAGAAGGCACACAGGCCAGGATTGACGCCGATAAGGAATACCTGTCTGCCAAAAAAGACCTGAATGACAGGATGCTGGAAGCGGAAGAGAACTATACGGACAAGGTTGCGAATGCGTACAAGGACCTGAACGACAGAATTAAGGACCTCAATAACCAGTACAAGGATGCCGTCAACCAGCGGGCAGACCAGATTAAGTCAGCGTATGGGTTGTTCGATGCATTTGATTCCAGTACGGACCTGACAGCGGATGACCTGCTTAATAACTTGCAATCACAGGTGGACGGGTTGAAGCAGTGGCGCAAGAATCTGAGGGACCTGGAACGCCGTGGGATTGGCGACGACCTTCTGGAGGAATTGCAGGAGCTTGGACCAAAAGCCCCAGCTGAAATCCAGCTTATGACGGAAATGAGTGACGACCAGCTGGATGAATATGTGAGCCTGTTCAAAGCTAAAAATCGCATTGCACGCCAGGAAGCGGTGGCAGAAATGGAGCCAATGCGTGGGGAGATATCCAAGCAGATTGCACAGATGCAGCGGGAGACATCGGCAGAACTGGCAAAATACCAGCAGGAATATGTATCTTCCATGACAGAGCTTGGTGTGGCTCTCAACCAGCCATTGGAGACTATGAAGTTGACGGCGGCTCAGAATGCGGTGGCTCTTGTTTCTGCTATGGCAGGGGCCATCAAGGACGCATCCGGCTCCACCGAGAACCTGGAACAGTTCAAGGCTATTGCCCGGAATGTACTCGGCTCCGCGGATACGCTTCCGTCCAGCATGTCGGATGTGGGGAAACAGTCCATCACCAGTATGATAGAGGGCATCCGGTCCATGTCCGGCCAGCTGCAGGCAGCGGTACAGGCCGTGGTTGCTAATGCAATGCAGGCGGCCGCAGGCGCCATGATGGGGAATGGAGGCATCAATGCAGCACTGGCTGGTGTCGGAGCTGTGACTGGTACATCCAGCCTCCCCGCGAGCACCTATGGGAATGAAGGATACGGTCCGGGATATGCTGTGGATTACCGCAGGATGGGACAGGAAATGGCAAATGCTATGGACGGTGTATCCGTCAATATGGACGGGAAGAATGTGGGAAGCATCGTATCTGAACCCGTGAATGACAACCTGGGGAACCGTGGAAGGATGGAAGGAAGGGATATGGAATGAAATATTTAGGAATCACCTTTGATGAGGAGAAGCATACCTATGATGATTTTGGCCTTCGGATTAAGTCCATCAATATAGGGTTCCCATCGGTAAAGGAGAGTAAGATTGACATACCGGGAGCGGATGGCTACCTTGATATGACGGATTACTTCGGCACCCGGTATGAGGACCGCAAGATTACGATTGAATGTGACATAGAGGACCGGAGCTATTATGACTGGGCTGGACGTATGAGCCAGCTCAGTAACTACCTGCATGGAAAGAAACGGAAGATTGTTCTGGACTGGGACAATGGGTTTTATTACCTGGGGCGCGGGACCTGTGAATATGAAAAGAAGAACCGGGCATTCAGCCTGGTGACACTGAAATTTGAATGTGACCCATATAAATATGAACTTACGGCCACGGATGAGGACTGGTTGTGGGACCCATTCGATTTTGAGGAAGGAGTAATCAAGGAATATGGTAACCAAAACGTGGACGGGACGCTTGTGCTTACTGTTATAGGCTCACCCATGCCGGTGGTGCCAAGAATTACAGTATCATCCGATATGCAGGTGGAATTCGAGGGTGAAAGGTTTGACCTGAAAGCGGGAGAAAACTATCTGCCGGATATTGAGATAAAGGATGGAGAGCATGTGATGACATTCATGGGACATGGTGTTGCGACTGTAAGCTACAGGGGAGGAAGCCTGTAATGTATAAAATCAATAATGTGATTGACGGCAGAACGTACTGCCTGCATGACCAGCGGGACAGGAACCTGCGAGTGATTGAGCCCCGTCTTACCCTTACCCTCAACAAGACCGGAGCTCTTACATTCCGCATTCCTTCCAGTCATATGTATTCCAACACCTTAAAGAAGATGAAGTCATCCATCCAGGTAGTGGAGGATGGGATATTGATATATGAGGGACGCGTGCTGTCGGATGAGTCGGATTTTCATAATACAAAAGATGTGGTATGCGAGGGAAGCCTGGCCTATCTCATTGACAGCGTACAGCGCCCCTTTTCTTTGAGTGGAAACATCCATGATTTCCTCGCCCAGATGGTAGACAATCATAATGGGCAGGTGGAGGAGCGGAAACAGTTTGTCCTTGGCCGGGTGAATGTGGCCGATGAAAACAATGAACTTAAGCGGGAGTCCACTAAGATTGACAATACCTGGAACGCACTGAAAGCGCAGCTGATAGACGTCCATGGTGGATACATATGGGTTGAATACAGGGACGGCAAGAAGTATCTTAATTACACCTACGACTATGGCGGTAAGAATGAACAGCCGATACGTTTTGGCTTCAATCTCCTGGACCTAACAAAGTATCAGGATGCTACTAATGTGGTAACGTGTATGATACCCTATGGAGGGGATGTGGAATACCAAGACGAGCTTGGAGAGACGCAGACAGGCACGGTCGATATCACATCGGTTAATGACGGAAAGGATTACATCACGGCGGAACAGGCCGTGCTGGATGAATACGGGAAGATATGGGGGACGTTCCAATGGCCAGACATCACAGACCCCGCAAGGCTCCTGGAAAAGGCCAATGAATACCTGAAGGAGGTGTCCGGGATACCGGATACGCTTAAGGTATCAGCCGTAGACCTGAACTATACTGGGGTAGACATCCGGCGCTTCCGGGTCGGATATTACACGACGGCTATCAGCAAGCCTCACGGAGTCAGCAAGGACCTGTTACTGGCCCAGCTTGACATGTACCTGGATGACCCGGCAAAGGGCAGCATATCCCTTGGGACCACAGTGAGCAGCTTTACAGGTGCCACCGTGAATAAGCAGGTAAGTATTTCAAAAGCCGTACAGGAATCCGAGGCCAAAACATATGAAGAACTGGCCCGGAAGATAGCCAATGCAACAAACCTCATCACAGGAGGGCTGGGAGGTTATGTGGTCCTTGATAGTCAGGACCCGGTTACAGGCAAGAAAATGCATCCCTGGCGCATCCTGGTTATGAATACACCGGATAAAGAGACCGCAACAAATATCATTCAGATAAACCAGAATGGTATCGGTTTTTCAACATCCGGCATCAACGGACCTTATCGTAACGCCTGGACCATCGACGGGAACTTGTTGGCTGATTTCATCACTGCCGGCCAGATGCTGGCGGACCGCATTCGTGGCGGAATCCTGGAGGTAGGCGGGTATGGCCTTGCCAAGGATGGAAAGATTGTGGTCAAGAACGCCAATGGAAACGAGATTGGAAGCTGGGACAATACAGGCCTGCACGTCCTTCTGGGAGTGATTCAGGGCAGCACCATAATTGGTTCTGATATCATTGGCGGTACGATTGACATAGGAAACGGGACTTTTTATGTGGATGATGATGGGGCCGTGGCAATCAACTCCGGTCAGATAATGATTGGTAGTACCTGGATTACTCCAAACTTCACATACCTTGGTGATTTTGGTGTATCCAGTAATGGGTCTGGAGCATTTTATAGCAGGGACAATACGATTGAGATTTTTACTCCTGCATTTCCCGGAATGGCTGGGCCGGCTATCGAATTGAAATATAATGGCCTAAGAACACGTTTGGCTTATGGTGGAATAAACACGGGAAGAATAGACTGTGACGATATTTACTTAAGTGATTCATGGTGGCAGGGGTGGAGTCTTACACAAGAAATAAAACTTTTGCACAATAAAGTATTTGGAGGTTAAAGAGGGGAGGGTTGTATTAAAGAAAGAATTAAGATATAATTGATAATACAGAGGAGGATTTCATATGAAGAAAATAACTTTAGCTGTATTATTGTCTTTACTTCTTTCTTTTAATGCCTATGCAATGCGAAATTATGAACATGGTTGGCCGGATATTGCTATTCCAAGTCCAGCAACGGAAGAAAAACATGATGATAGAACTCTTGATTATGAATGGACCTGGCTGAGTGATGAGATTGTGGCGCGCTATCAACCGAGTGCTAGATGGAAAACAGAAAGAAGTGACCTACAAGATATGTTTAATCGTGGAATGATTGGTGGAGTCCACGGCATAAAGGACGACGGAGGGAAACGCGAGACTTATTCCGGTAAATGGAGTCAGTCAGAAGATGGAATCTGGTCTTTCCAATTTGATGATTATACCATTCCAGTGGATATCACCAAGATTGATGGCATATTATATGCCTTTAATGGGTACGGCGAGTTGGTGGAAGGGTATGATTATTGGAACGGCCATAAGACTGCTGCAGACGGCCTGGTGACATGTACGGACCCTGAGTTTATTACCTATCTGGAAACGCAGTACATTCCAGACTGCACCAGCCATGAATAGGATTTGATATGGATTGACGAGAGCGAGGCAATGTCCCCGCTCTTTTTGTATGCCGAAAGGAAGGTGATTGTTATGGCAGCACAGCCCGTACATATTGACATAAATCAGCAGATACAGGACTGGAAGAATGCCAGATATGGACGGCAGGTCAGGTCTGCTAATGTGGAGGCATTGACAGAGCTGCAAAACCAGATGAACGGCGCCGTGGATTATCTGGTTGAGAAAGGCGAGGTTGTTGACCAGGCGGCCAAGGATGTCCAGTTGGTCCGGCAGGAAGCTCAGGGCGCCGTTGACCATGCCAATGAGATTACAGAGGAATATAAGCAGTATGCAGATACGAAGTTGGCGGAAACCACGGAGCAGCGGCAGCTGGCAGAGACTGCAAAAGAAGAAGCAGACGAATCTGCCCTGCTGTCAGAAAGTTGGGCCCATGGAGGAACCGGAACAAGGCCAGGGGAGGATACAAATAACAGCGAATATCACAGCCAGCAATCTAAGACCCAGGCTGACAGGGCAAAGGATGAAGCTGACAGAGCTAGTCAGTATTCGCAGATTACAGCTCCTGACTTTTATCTGGATATAGAGACCGGAGCTCTTTATCAAAAAGGCGGGGCCGGAGTTGATTTTGTTGTGGCTGACGCGATACTGTACTGGAAAATCGTAGCATAAGGAGGATATTATGGCAGCACCAGAAGGATATACAAAGTTAGGAAATGTTGGCTACGCAGACAAGGGGGTATACAGCGCGGATGCCACGTATAATAAGTACAATGCGGTGTACCATGAGGGTAGTACCTATGTGGCGTTAAAGGATAACCTGCATGGAGTCACGCCGGCAGACGGTGTAAACTGGCGGTATATGGCCAAGGGATTCACAGAGGCGTCAGCTGATGCTATTACCGTTATAGACACATCGGGAATCATTGACGGGACGAAGAATAAGAAAACTATCTTGCAGACCTTTCTTGATAAGGTAGGGGATTTTATTATCAATAAAGCTGTGACTAATGATGCCCTTATGCTGAAACTGGCGGATTATGTAGCAAAGACGGATATCGTGCAGGTGGAGTCCACAGCTACAAATAAGGTCCCATCCAGCGCGTACCTTAAGCAGGTAAAAGATAGCATAGATAGCAATTTAGAGGAACTTAGTGAAAATACCCAAGCCGGTACAAAAACTGGTATTAGCGCAAAGGGAAACAGCGTTGTGGAATACGATATTATGTTTGATAAAAGATTCCCTAAAATCCCTGAAGTTGTTGCAACTCTTCATTCTGGCACAACAAACCCTAATTATGGATATTTAGCACCGATAGTATGGGATGTAACAACAACCGGATTTAAATTAAGAATCGCAAATGCATACTCTGAGACTTTTGCCCCAGACGTTACATGGATTGCTGTTGTAAAATGATTATTTATAATACTTTCGGAAAAATTGCAAATAGATGGAAGTAAGTTTTTTCGAAAGTTATCGTAATATCATTTCCAGATACAGCGACAGACGGAACGCTACTTGAGAAACCATTGTTATATAATGTAACTATAGGATTTCCCATGTGATAGGCATAGGATGCAGATGATATATAATCGTATTTCGCACATACCAAGAGCATATCACGATTTGGTAATGTTATAGTTGCTGGTGTACGAATATACATAAGACTTACTTTATTATCTAATTCCTCTAAATTGCTATTTGTGATAAGAAAAAATGAATCGTAACCTGCAAATCAGGTCCCTATTTTGAATAATATAGGAGCTGTCCTTGAAACAGCAGAAAGAGAGGAATTATGAAACCAATAATGATTACAATTAAGGTAGGAAGTTCAGATAAAATAAAAGAAACATTAGAAGTGATTGAGGTAATAAAAAAGAGTCACCCCAATGCTGAATTTTGCATTGAGGTGATTGTGTAGAGTTACTCTTTCCTTATTTCGATGACACGCAATCCGTCGCCGCGAACGGTATAAGAACCATTTTGCGTTTTCACCCACAATGTTTTGCCTGATGGAATATTTTGTGTTAAGAGATTCTCTTCGGATACAGTTATAAGACTACTTGTTCCGTTAAAAGAGATTGATGTAACGTTATTACATTCCACAAATTTTCCATCGTCATATGTAGCGCAAATGTAGTACATGATTTTCACCCCCTTCCTACTTGGATTTTACCATAAAGGGGGATAAAAAAACAGAGAGTAAAAGAATGAGCTTCCTATTCCCAAAATTGTAACCCGCAAGCCAAGTCCCTAAACCAGGGGCTTATTTTATTGCCCGGAAGGGCAGAAAGGAAAAATGTATGAATGAAAAAATTGTATTGAAAAATGGGAAGGAATATCCGCTGGTCATCGGCGGCACGTCCTCCACGCCCAGCACTCTGCGGCTTATCTTTCAGGCGGAGGAGCCATTGGAGGACATCGTGACCGTGTTTGCGGATGCGGCATCCACGGAGCAGATTAAGACTGTCAACGGGGATGGCAGCACCCTGGCCGTATACGATGGTTATACGGTGCTGGATAACCCAAAGAGTATTGATGACAACTATCTCATTTCCCCGGAGCAGTACGGGGATGACGGAACCGTTACCGCCGAGGCCGTATATGGCCGTGTGGCGCTCCTAACGCTATCTCAGCCGGGTGTGGCCGCACAGGTGGAAAAGAATACGGCTGACATTGATTACGTGGCTATTATGGCCGGTATTGATTTATAGGAGGAGGTGAGACCATGGACGTGAAAGGATTGGCGCAAAAGTATTACCCAAGATTATGGGACATTGACCGGCTTAAGGCCCTGGTGGCCGCGGGCAAACTGTCCGAGGCGGACTACAAGGAGATTACCGGAGAGGACTACACAAAGTAAGGAGACATCATGGGTGTGATAGCACAATACATAAGTGTTCATTGGGTGGAATGGTTGTTTGTAGCCATCTCCACTCTTTTAGGATTTGGGTACCGGCAGATACTCAAAAGACAAAAAGAGGAATCCGTAAAGACAGCGGCCCTCCATGATGGTATGCAGGCACTTTTGAGGGACCGTATCATACAGGCCTACAATCATTATCAGGATAAGACATTTTGCCCGATATATGGTAAAGAGAATGTTAAGCGGATGTATGACGCATACCATGTCCTGGGCGGTAATGATGTGGCAACAGAACTGAAAGACAAGCTTATGAAGATGCCGGAAGAACCGGCAGAAAGAGAGGTATAGAGTATGGATTTATCGTTTTTTAGCAATTACACAGTGGTGGTCATTGTGGGAATTTGCCTGATTACAGGCTACATAGCCAAAAAGTGGGTGAAAGACCTGGATAACAAATACATCCCCACCATGGTGGCCCTGCTGGGCGCGGCCCTTAACATCTGGATTATGGGCGGGGTAAGCCCGGATATCATCTTGGCCGGGGCCTTTAGCGGGCTGGCAAGTACGGGCCTGCACCAGGCGTTTAAGCAGCTCATAGAGGGTAGACAGTAATTTGTTGCGATATCGCAACTTATCATGGCCTGGGAATAGTCCCGGGCCTTATTTTTTTGATTGGAGGCTTTATGAAATCAATAGATAAATTACTGAATGTTGCAAAGAATGAGATTGGATATCTGGAGAAACGTAGTAACATCCAACTTGACAGCAAGACCGCGAATGCTGGCAGCAGCAATTATACAAAGTATGCCAGGGACCTGTACCCATCTCTCCAGGGGCAGCCGTGGTGTGACATGTTTGTGGACTGGTGTTTTGTGCAGGCTTTTGGCCGGGTAGCGGCGCAGCAGCTTCTGGGTGGTGGATTCTCCGCCTACACCCCTACATCGGCTCAGTATTATAAAACCAAGGGACAGTATCACAAGGACAGCCCACAGCCGGGGGACCAGATATTTTTTAAAAACTCCCAGCGCATCTGTCATACAGGCATCGTCTATGAGGTCACCATGACCAAGGTTAGGACCATTGAGGGCAACACCAGTGACGGCAGCGAGGTGGTTGCCAATGGCGGAGCAGTATGCTGTAAGGAGTACAGCTTAGATAACAGCAGGATTGACGGATATGGACGTCCTGACTGGTCGCTGGTAGAGCAGCCGGAGTATGAGGTGGGCTGGCACCATGATAGTAATGGCTGGTGGTATGCATACAGCACCACAGAGTATTACAAGGAGTG